AATAATGAAACGAATGATATATCAGGTGTACACAGGTGCATCTTCTAGATTATATGATCATTGTGTAGGATCAGTTAAAGATTATTGTGCACAGTATGGGATTGATCATATTGTGCAACATTTTCCAAAGATGAGAATCAAGCCCGACGTATTCAGAACAAATCGAAGCAAGGAGTCATACGAAAAGTACGGTGGCTTCTTGCCGATTTATGAGAAAGAGAATGCGTTTGATTACTGGGACAAATATGATCAGATTTGTATTGTAGATGCTGATATATGGATTCGTCCAGGTTCACCGAACATCTTTGATGAGCTGAAGCCTGATACAGACTTTGCTGGTATGGTTGAACGTGAAGCTCCAATCCAACCATGGTATGCAGCTAAACTGAGAAACTATACTCAGATGCAATATGGTTCTCTGAAAAATGTTGATTGGGACTTTACATCGAATGGCGGCCAGTTCTTCAATATGGGATTGATGCTGATGAACAAATCAATCACAAAGTATCTTCGTGGTGACACAGGTAAACAATTCATCCAACGTCCAGAGTTCAAAGACTTTGTTGATGGTATTGGTCCATGGAAGTGGTCGACTGATCAGACTCTTTTGAATTATTGGGTTCGTAAAGAGAAGATGAATCTCCAACATCTTAGCTACAAATGGAACGGTTTATATACTGCCATAGATAATATTAAAGAAGCACACTTTGTACATTTCTTCTTAAAGGATAAACTTCCAAATAGAGGTGAAGATGTACACAACTTAATGAGTAAGGTGACATGAGTTTATGGGACGACATGCTTGCGAGCATACAAGGTGAGTGGACACATCGCGAAAACTTTCTAAGACAAAAACACATATCGAGAACAGTACATCCTAATCAACCGAGTACTGCTCAGAAGTATGCATTCAAGTATGCTGGGGATGAGATCATTAGACCAGATCCAAAGTTTGGTAATCCATATCTCGTTGGTGATTATAGTCTAGTTACATTACAATCAACAATGTACATCCGTATACTAAAAGATAACAATCTCCTAGATGACATTGATGAGATCTGGGACATTGGAGCTGGGTATGGTAACTTAGCTTGGTTGTTAAGGCAGAATGGATACACTGGTAGATATTACAGTGTAGACTTTCCTTTGATGCAAGAGATTCAAAAAGCCTGGTTAAAAGAAGCTGGTGTTACTGAAATTGGATTCAAATCTTTATATAAGATCAAGCCACGAGGCAATGCATTGATGATTGCAACTCATAGTATTAATGAGATGCCATTCGAAGATAGAGATCAGATTCCATATGATCTTTTCAAGAACATTTTCATAGCTCATAATCATATGATTGATGGTATTGATAATGTAGAGTACTTTATGAAGTTCAGAAAACAGCATGATAGTTTCAAATGGACTAGCAAGAAAAGCCCAATGCAGATGTCACATTGGCATTTCTGGGGAACAAGATGAATATAATCCTTCAGCACTTTGATGGTGAGCTGAGAGCACTTGATATGCTCTCGATGGCTAATATACAAAAATATGCTGAGATGGTTGGTGCAGAATATCGATTGATTACTGGTAAGCCTTTTCGTAGTCACTTAACATCACCATGCCAGAAAGTATACATGCTCGATGAAGAGTTTGATCAGTATGACAAAGTGTTGATGTTGGATATTGATATGTTCTCACCAAAGCAGAATAATGTTGATATCTTCAAACGTGAAGGGATTGGTCTGTATGCTGACACTCAAAAAATGTTGCATAGGAAGATCGTCAATAAAAGTCCAGAAGCAAGTATTATGACTCCATATTGGGGTGGTGCAATCTATCTGATGGATAAGCAAACTCGACAGCATCTTAGAAAAGGCCTTGGTGGTGATGAGTCTTGGATGGATCCATTCAACGCTCCATATACTTTTGAGGATGAAGGGATCATGCATGTTCTTGCTGTGAAGACCAAATTCCAATATGATAAACCATATCTCAATCGTAAGTGGTGTCAGTGTTCATTCTTACCAAATCCACAGGAAGCTGGGTTTATACATATTAGAACAAAAGTAACACCCACAGGTCCAAAGCGTGATAAGATGGAAAACTATCAGGCTCTCGTAGACCAAGGAATTAATATAGTTGTTTCGCAGATTGCTCCAGATCTTGTAATCCATTTAGCAGCTCATGCTGGTGTACGTACATCAATGGATAAACAGTATGAGTATATCCAGAATAATGTTGCTGGTACTCAGAATCTAATTGATGCACTTGAGGCATGTAAAGTCAATCGAGTTATATATGCATCAACATCATGTGCAATGGAAGGTAATCCATTACCTTGGGGACCTGATGAAAAACTTGGTAAGCAGCTGAATCCATATGGACTAACAAAAACTACAAATGAAAATCAGTTTCATATATCTAACATCAAGTCTGCTGTATGTTTAAGATTCTTTACAGTATATGGACCATGGGGCAGACCAGACATGGCTCTGTTCAACTTTACAAAAAATATCCTTGCCGATAAACCAATAACTGTGTATAATAATGGTCTAATGAAACGAGACTTTACATACGTTGACGATATTGTTCAAGGGATTGAACTTGTATCACAACATGAATTTGAAAGAGAGACATTTTGTATTGGATATGGTGAGCAAGTTGATCTGATGGATTTCATCTATCTAATTAAAAAGAATCTTGGTAAAGAAGCTGAACTAGATTTTCAACCACGTCACCCTGCAGATGCACTTGAGACATGGTCAGATGTTTCTAAGTTGACTGAAATGGTAGGATACAAACCTACTACACCAATTGATGTTGGTGTGCAAAATTTTGTAGAATGGTACAAGGGATACTATAAATGAAAAATTTAATCTATCAGTACTTTGATGGACCCGATCTTCCTGGCACGCGTGCATCAGTAAGATCAATGAAAGAATATGCTGAGCGCATTGGTGCTGAGCATTTATTTGAACAGGATCCTAATTGGCTTAAAGGCACATATGGAGCAGACTTTGGTAAGTACTCTCCACACTACGGATGTTTTAAAATTATCTATGATGAATACTTTGAACAGTATGACAACATCCTATTCGTAGACCAGGATGTTATGGTTGTTGATGACTTACAAGAGAACATCTTTGACTTAGATGTTGGTCATGTTGGTATTTGTACAGAAGGTCTTCAGCCTGAATTAAGAAAGAACCAAGCTATCTCTGGTATTATTAATAATGCAAATGATGAGCGCTGGTGTCAGCTTCTGAAACAAAGGTGGGGTGTAGATATGCCTCGTACTGAAAGTGGATTACCTAAAGTATATAACTCAGGTGTCGTACTTTGGTCTAAAGCTGGTAGAGAACATGCTCGGAACAACTTTGTTAAATTTGAAGAATATGTTACATTGACCAGATCAACTAATCCACCATTGCCGTGGTTCTATATGTGCGATCAACCATATCTACATGCAATGCTTGAAGTGGCAGGTTTTGATTGGACTGAAATGGATCCAGGTTGGAATCATTATGTTCACTATAAGCCAGGAACGTCAGGGGACAATAGACCTGTGACAGACTATCGTAATGAAGATACTAAGTTTGTTCATATTCAGTTGCGTGGAGCTGATGACTGGGATTATGATAAGCTACATAGAATAACAAACTTACCAGTAAGTGAATGGAGATTAAATGCTAACGGCTGAACTAAAACACGTGAAAACTGTTGATCAGTTTTATACGGAGATTCGTGAGCAACAAGAACAGTATCATGGTGAAGACTATTGTGCTATGCATGATGCTATTCGTAAGTACATGAAAGATTGTGAGTCATATAAAGAGCTTGGAACACACCAAGGAGCATCTGCTGCAGCTGTAATGACAGGCGAGCATAAGCCTAAGTATATGGAGCTCATTGACATTGATCATTACAAATACAGATGGAAGTTGAAGTCTCTTGCTGAGAAGTATTGTAAAGAACATGGTATCGAGCTTGTAGTCAAAGAAGCAGACTCAACCTCATTCAACTCTATGAGTGGTAAAGATGTTGATATGCTGATGATTGATTCGTTGCATAAACGATCACATATGGAACAAGAACTTGCTCTACATGCAAGCTCAGTAAAGAAATATATTGTAGCACATGATACTACAATTTGTCAAGACAATCCAAAGGACGCTCTATATCGTTGTCTGTCTGATTTTTGTGAAAACAATAAAGGATGGAAGATTATAGAACGTGGTAAAACAAATGTAGGATACACGGTTCTGAAGAAATCATGAAGGCATATGCAATTGTAATCAAAGATAATAAAGTATCTGAAGATGCATTCTATACTTTGATTGAGTCATCAGATAAAGTAGATAATCAATTTACTATTGAAAGACTTGATGCAACTACTCAAGAGTTTGCAAATGTAACTCTACGTGGTGCTGGTCTCAAGTGGAGTTATCCATGGGAAGGCCAATCAATAGATTTTGCATCAGGTCTGACTCTGAAGTCTTATCCAACTGCATATAAAGAACGTCGTATCGCTTGTTTCATGAGCCATTATCGTTTGTGGCATGAATGTATAAAACTTGATGAGCCAATATTAGTGTTAGAGCATGATGCTATTTTTACACAAAAATTAGATTATCAGTATATTTTAGATTCAAAATATGATATAATAGGAATCAACAACCCATTGATGGCCACTCGTAAAGCTAAAGTGTTTCATGATATGATTAAAGATCATCCACAGGAAATACAACCAGTACCAGATATTGATGAGTTTAATGTACCTCAAGGCCTTGCTGGAAATAGTGCATATATAATTAAACCAGCTGGAGCTAATAATGTCATTGAAGCTGCTAAGCAATATGGTGCTTGGCCAAACGATGCTCTTATGTGTAAACAACTCATACCAAATATGGGTGTAACACGAAAGTTCTATACGAAGGTACAAGGATTGCCATCAACAACTACGGACTAAATTATGAAATCTTTTGTTATCACTATTACGAATAATGAAAAATCTATGCAGGCAGCTAAACGCTGTATCAGGTCTGCAAAGATGTATGATATTGAAGTTGAGAGACATCAAGCAATGACTCCAGCTGATAAGCCATCCGAGTTTTTGGCTAGTCGTGGTATCCATCAAAAGAACTTTGATGAAGTATATTCTCGACATGAGAATTGTATGGCTGCATTCAGCTCACATTTTAGTTTGTGGGAAAAATGTGCAGTTCAAGACGAACCATTCTTGATCTTAGAACATGATGCATATTTTGTTAATAATATTCCACCTATAGACTTTATGCATGTAATGACAGTAGGTAAGCCATCATATGGTAATTATAAGACTCCACAATCTATTGGTGTTAATCCTCTTACACACAAAAGATACTTTGGCGGTGCACATGCGTACATTGTGAAGCCATCTGGAGCATGGCTATTAATTGAGTCAGCACAAAGAGGATATGCAAAACCAACCGATGTATTCTTAAACACAGAAACATTCCCTTGGCTGCAAGAATACTATCCATGGCCAGTAGAAGCCAGAGATAACTTTAGTACAATTCAGTCAGAACGTGGTTGTCTTGCAAAGCATCAATATAATGAAACATATAGGTTAGAACATGTCTAGGAAAGTATTTCCCAAAGCGTTTGTTACAGGATGTGATCAAACTCAGGAATGGTTGATAAAGTGGTTTATGAAGAACTATCGTTATCACAGCCATGAAACAAAGATTATATTTGCTGACTTTGGTATCTCTGATTCGATGAAAAGAATAATCGATGCAAGTGATATCTTTTGTGGTCGTATGGAGATGGTTCCAAAAAACCCAAACCATAAGACTTGGTTCATGAAACCAGAAGCGATGTGGTTTGCTCCAGCAGAGAAAATGGTATGGCTTGATCTTGATATTGAAGTAAAAGCAAATGTAGATGATATATTTGACTTGCTTGAACCAAATCGATTGAATATGGTTGAAGACACTCCATGGACAAAGAGAAGCGGAGAAACTTGGCACAATTCTGGTGTAGTGGGAGTTATACATAAGCCTTTAATACTCAAGAAATGGGCACAGGAATGTGGTAGAGGAAACAAAGGTGGAGATCAAGAAACACTTCACGCAATGATGAATCCCATCACTCGAATTGGAAATATACATACTTTACCTAAACCATATAATGTATTGAGACTTGATGTAGAAGTTGATGAGTACAAAGGTAAAGTTAAATTAATGCACTGGACTGGTGCTAAGGGCAAAGAAAGAATTAGGAGTATGATGTAATGGCTAAGGCTGTACACATTATTGGTAACGGTGATAACGCAGCATGGTATCAACAGGAACCTCGCAAAGGTTTGAAAATTACTTGTAACGTACCACCATTTGAAATTTATGATATGTATGCAACCGCAATTGTTGACTTTAAGATGTTTGCTACAATCCATAAAGGTGAGATTAATCCTCCTGGTGAATGGATTTGTGGTATCCGTCCTAAGATGTATTGTGATAAGAATCCTCAATTCCATATGAAGATTGCTCCGCGTATCAAAGAGTTCTTTACTGATAAGCCAAAGTACGCTGTTAACTATACAGACTTCAATTGTGGTCACATGGCTAGTTATTATGCGGCCAAGCGTCTCAAGCCTGACAGGATTCACTTATGGGGATTTGATTCTATCTTTGACTTTAATCTTAGATCATATACTGACTTGGTTCTAAAATCTGATAGAGGTAATATGAATAACAACAGATTGTCAAACAATTGGAGACCAATCTGGGAAAAGATGTTTGATGAGTTTAAAGATATAGAATGGGTTCTGCATCATAAGCATGATGCTATTAAGATCAAGTTATCCGAAAATGCAAGAGTAGAAGTTCATAAAAAATAGTTGACCTTATTTCAAAAGTAGCGTATACTATTTGAGAAGGAGCTTTATATGTTACATATTTCATTGACGGGTGGCACACCTGGAGAACGGTTTATTGCTAGACGGGCAGTTGAGTTTGCAATTGAGCAACTAATGCCTCGTAAGCAGAACCTATCAATTGATCTTACAATCACAGACCTTGAAGGTGATGTAGATGGATTTCATATGTTTGTCGATAAAGGTGAACATGAGATTGAGATTCAGCAAGGTCTTATTGAAGAAGATTTTGTAACAGCAATCTTCCACGAATTAGTCCATGTCCGTCAACACGAACGTGGTCAATTAAAGGATAAAGGTATTGTAAAGTCTTGGAAGGGTGAGGAACATATAACAGCGTTCAGCACAACAGATGAATATATGGCCTTGCCTTGGGAAGAAGAAGCATATCGTCTACAGGAGGAAATGTATAACAAATGGATCCAGATGTAAACATTGTAAAGAGACAAATGACAGAAGAAGAATCTTTAGAACTCAATTATGAACCACCATACTTGAGAGCAAAGATTGCTTCTTATGAAAGAGAAGTTGCAAACCTCAAAGCTGATAACAGCGAATTGACAACAGCATTGTATGATGCATATGATCGTATCAAGCAGTTAAATGAAACTCTGGATAAAATAAAGACTCCAGATACGATTAGCGGCGATGAACGAACTTGGTAAAAAAAATGAAAAAACTTTAAAAAAATGCTTGACCCTATTTGAAAAATGATGTATAATATAAGGGTAGAGAGTTATTGAGGAGTTTATCATGAAAAAGAAACAATTCGTTATTACAGCACATATGGCAAACGGTGAAAGTCTCGAGATCTTTCGTCCTTGTTATGAGTCAATGCTTGATGTTGAGAAAGACATGAAAGAAGCTATTAAAGAAGGTGTTTGTACTGGTTATCAGGTGGAGGTAAGATAATGGAAAAGGCTCTTGTAGATTATATCGTAGCTCAGCGTAAAGAAGCTGAGGAGTTCTCAAAGATTCCAGGTAACTTTATGGGTATGCTTCCATGTCATACTGATACTGCTTATTGGTCAGAGCGTGTACCTTCTGGTACTCTTGCTGAGTTCCAGCGTACTGAGTTGGAAGAGACAGCTTATTACTTAGCTGCTGATGCAATGAGCAAGTCTTATGCTCGCTTCATCAGTGACAAGTTGTCAGGTATGTCTGATGAGGAGTTGGAGCACTTCTGTGATCAGATGAGTCAACTTATAGAAGCGGATGCTGCATAATGTTTGGTCGTTTACTTACAGTTATTGATGGTTGGTCATATCTTGTAGAGGATGATGTTGATCCAGATGATCGTACAACAAAATATCATCATCTATTAGTTGATCCGAATGGAAGAAAATATTGGGACTTTGATGGATTGTGTAGTTCCTATAAAATTGCAGATGAAAATTTAATTCGGGATTTTATATCCTATAAAGAATTCCAACGAGGTAGAGCAACTAGCTCCTCTCTCAATGCTCCCTCGTTGGAAAACGTATAAATAAAATATATGCACCCAGCATTTATACGCTGGCTCTGCTCAATTTTATGCAGGTTGCCCCGCTATCGTACGTAGGGGTTACCTGCTCCATCAATAGGTTGGTCGCTATAAATAGACTCGCGAGGGAGCATGGTTACTCCCTCAACCTAACAACTGGAGAAGGTAATGATTGAAGGAATTTTATTTTTAGGATTAGTCGCATGGACAAATGTAGACTTTTTTAAAGCAAAGGTAGAGAACGAAGCAAATGGATACACATACTGGGAACAGTTAGATCCATGTCGCGCGCCAAGTGAAGAAGCAGGTGTATATTCTATGCCAATCGAAACACCAATCGGGAACAAATACGTATGCTTCAAACAAGTGAAACGGCCAACAAACTAAACCTAATCGATTACATCATGTGCCTTATGGCAGCATGGGTGATATCACAATCCATGTTGGGTGGAATGGTGTTTTGGTTTTTGCTCGGTTACATATTTTTTATTAACTATGCAGTATGGAGAAAAGAAAATGGCAGGTGATTTTGATTTTGGTTTCACTGCTGTAGATGAAGCGGAACTCGAAGTAGTAAAAAAGAAGCAAGAGACTATCGATCTACTTGATGTTGGTCAAAACGTAACTCAAGATAAGCTCGATCGACTCTATAATGCGATCACACCTCTACTTAACAATCTCAAAAAGAATCCTGAAAAGGATTATATCCTCTGGCCTAATCGTGTCGAGAAGGTCGATCAGTTTGAAGACATGTTGAGAAAAATTTATAATTCTTAAAATTAATTGTTGACCTTATTTCAAAAATAGTGGATAATATATCATAATGTAAATTTATGAGGAGTTATATTATGGCACAAACACAAGCACAGCGAATGGCACTTATTCGTAAGGCATCAAAAAAGTTTCAGAAAAAACTTGAGCGTAACCAACGTGTCCGTAAGACCGAGACACGTTTCTTTGACAAATATGATAATGGAAATATCAATGCTTGGACAGACGCACCTCAGTATGCTGAGAAGTATTATGGTGATGCTTACCGTGATACTGTTAATTATGATAACGACTGGAACTAAGGCTGATATTGGTCAAGAGTGTAAGTATGTTAAAACTGTTGAAGTTGACAGACTTGGACGTACTAGCAGCTCTCAGCGTTATGAGTGTAAAACAGCACCTAGAGAAGTGATCACTAAAACAGAGATTGTAAAAGTGCAGACATGTATGAAGAAGGTGTTGTTTGGTATTGATTGTGATCCTTGGGAACCTGAAGGTGATGAGTTATCAAAAGGATTACAAACTATTTTTAGTATGGGATTGTTGAATTGATAAGATTATTGATTGGTTTTATTGCTGGAGCAAGCACAGTAGTTTTTTATCCAGAAGCGCTTGAGTATTTTATTTCTTCTGGTATTCGTGATGCAATGATTGAAAGGTTAAATTCACTATGAAAAATATAATTGCACCATTGGCAGCTCTGTCTGTATTAGCTGCTTGTGCTGATAAAGGTATTCCACCTGAAGGCACTATAACAAAAGCTGAGTTTGAATATAAGACTGAGCAAGTTGAACAGCAACTAAAGATTATGCCAAAGTGGTATGAGAAGATGCCTGAGTCTGATGAAGCTGTATTTGCAGTTGGTACATCTGAGACACCAGATCTTCAGTTATCTGTTGACATGGCTATTCTTGCTGCTAAGACAACTCTAGCAGATCGTGTTGACTCTAAGCTACGTTCTCAGCTAAAGTCATTCAAGAAGCGGTTAGGTCAAACCGACTTTGACTCTACGGTGATTCAAGAGTTTGAACAGGCTACTGTAAATCTGATTGCAGATGCAGATGTTGCTGGATATACTGTCAAGGAACAGTCTATTGTTCAGAATGGTACACAGTATCGTGCATATGTTCTTCTTGAATATAAGAATGAACTTGCAATGCAGATCATCAAGACTCGAGTAGCTCAGAACCAAGAGCTATTATCAAAACTTGAATCTAAACGTGCTTTTGATGAACTTGATCAGAAAGTAGAAGATGTCAAAGCTGATGAGTTAGCTCAACTTGAGATTATTACTGAGGCATCGCAATGATCCCAGTAATGTCTGGTGATAGGATGAATACATACCGTGTCTTTCAAGGCGAGATTGATCGAATGATCGCCTTGAGAGGTGGTAGAGAAAACTTCTCTGGTATTGATATTCTAGTTGTTGAGTATATGAAAGCGCGTATGAGAGAGATGGAGGAAAAAGGACATGGCTGGAAAGACTAAAAAGTCAATTCGTATGAAACAGCTTGCTGAGCAACCTAAGCCTAGGAAGAAGCGCAAGCCTATGACAGCTGAGCAGAAAGCTGCTGCAGCAGAACGTCTTGCAAAGGCTCGTGCTAATAGGAAGAAGACTGCAGGTCCTCCAAAGAACGTCCATCCCTCTGTTCTCTCTATACCATCAGACAACATGCTGTGCTTAGATAATGTCCGTAGTTGGATTAAGCATAACAAAGAACTCTTATCAGAAGAACGTAAGTCTCTTCGTGCAGGTGTAAAGGGTGCAGAAGCTAAAGTTTCTAGTATTGAAGGATACATTAGAAACATGGAGCACTATATTCGTACTGGCGATTGGGTTGATTGGTTCTATGGTAAGGATCAGAACATGAAAGTTCGTTATGTGTGTCGTGCAATGGCATATCATTTTGAAGGGCCTCATAAGGGTGAGCCAAAGCGAGATGTTAATGTCATCTACCCAGATGTCGGTCTATGGACTCAGGAGATGCATGAAGAATATTATGGTCTACCTGAAGAGTTTGATAAGAAACCAAAACGCACAAAGAGGAAAACAAAGTGAGTGTAGAAGATAACTTTCTCAATAAATCCAAATTCTCAAAGCTCGTAGAGGGTGAGGTTATAACAAAGTCTATTGGTTACATGGAAGCTATTCTTCTTCTATGTGACGAGAACGATATTGATCCAGAGGATGTTCGTAGGTTCATCTCTCCTGGTATCAAAAGTAAGCTGGAAGCAGAGGCCATGTCTCTAAACTTCTTGCCTAAAACTAATTCATTGGACTCATCATTTTTTGAGTAAAATGAATATAAATAAGTTTACACTTCAGCATATACAGTGTATAATACAACAACATATTTCAGCACATACAAGGATACAAATAATATGTCATTCGAAAACTTAAAGCGCAATCGCGATCAAATTTCCAAACTCGTTCAAGCTGCAGAGCAAGCTGGTGGTAATCAACCACAGCAGAAAGCTAACTACCAGGATGAACGTATCTGGAAACCAACTGTAGACAAGGCAGGGAATGGATACGCAGTCCTCAGATTCTTACCAGGAGCAGAAGGCCAAGACCTTCCATGGGTACGATACTGGGATCACGGATTCAAAGGACCAACCGGTCTGTGGTATATCGAAAACAGCCTTACATCTATTGGTCAGCCTGATCCAGTTGGAGAACTCAACTCCAGGCTGTGGAATTCTCCAAACGTCACCGACGCAGACAAAGCTCAAGTAAGAGAACAAAAGCGCCGACTACACTATGTGGCCAACGTACTTGTGGTGCAGGATCCTTCTGCTCCAGAGAACGAAGGTAAGGTTATGATTTACAAGTTTGGTAAGAAAATCTTCGACAAGATTATGGATTCAATGCAGCCAGATTTTGCTGATGAGACACCTGTCAATCCTTTCGACTTCTGGGAAGGTGCAGACTTTAAATTGAAAATCCGTAAGGTTGAAGGATACCGTAATTATGATAAGTCAGAGTTTGCAAGTGTTACTGCTCTCCATGATGGAGACACCTATGGCAACTGCTGACGTTCAACAAGTACCTCCAGTCACAAGTATGCAAAATCCTATGACTGCAGAAACAGCATCCGTTGATACTGATGATACAATGTCATACTTTGCAAAGTTGGCTAACGACGATTAAGGATATCGTGGTTGTGGTCCACTCCAGTATGGATCATTAACGTTTGCTGTGTTCAGGACACCACTGATTAGATTTTGACTATTGTTGGAGACATTCGTGTCTCCAACTTGACCAACTACAGTCTGACTTGAAGCAGCTGCACGAGCCAATCCTTCATCAACCATTCCAGTAACCTCAGCTCCTGTTTGGGCTGGGGTTACTACTTCTGGTTCAGCAGGAACATTTCTATTACCATAAGCAGCTACATCATCCACAAGTTGGGATACCCCAGACTGTCTTTGATCAGTAATTGCAGATATTGTAGCTTTCTTCTCACGTCTAAGATCTGCGTTCTCCATATATAACGCAGATT